GTTGTTCTACTACGTCTTCTTCATCTTCTTCGATTTCTTGATTTTGAGCCTCAAATTTGGCTTGTGTTGGTTTTTCTTCTTTTGTCTTGATATTTTCTTGTGGTTTGTTCCAAAGTTTATCTACAAAGAAATTCTTTACATGTTGGAATACTTCTGCATCAGTAAGGCAAGCACATCCATTAACTTGCTTTTGTTTTGCTTGTTCTACAACATGATTCCACACATCATTCATTGTAGTGTTTGCTTCTTCGACAGCTGCTTTTAAGAATTCATCTTTTTCGCATTCTTGTTCTAACCATTGTGCGATGACTTGATGGTTTGGATTTTCATAAGTTTCGATTGTCATAATTCTTACTCCTTTACATAATTGTTTGGCAGATAACGTATGTTATGCCATTTTCTTTGAATCGTGCTGGCATCCTATTTCCTTCACTTGCTACTGATGGATTCTTTAGGTATTTTGCTACTGATTCAAGTGTTGATAACATAAAGCTACCATTTAATTGAATTGTGTTTGCTCCTTCGTAGATATTTGCATCTTTAAAAGTTGCTTTATCTCCATCGAATTCTACAAGCACGTTTTGACCTACGAGTCTACCTACCTTTAATTCTTCATTGAATGCTTCAAAGTTTGCAGGTTGGCCATTCCAGTTAATGTCTCTGATTAACTTGGATACATTTGGATAATTGCCCATCACAAGTCTGCCATACACGATTTTATGTTCGGTTGAAACACAAGCGATGAATTTATTAAATTTGATCTTGGCTGTTTCACTTACTTCTAATTCTTCGATGAAGTCAGTTGACACTACTATGTATTGGTCACTATCTCCCTTATCAATTGCAAACATCTTGATGACATCTGTTGCGATAATGGTTGATTTAGAGTTGATGTAGACACCAGAAAGCACAGGTATTAATGCTTTTTTATCCACGAATTCTTTTGCGATTCGTAAGTGTTTTACATTGATTTCGAATTCACTTACCATATCGTTATATTCGAATGTTGGTCTTTTGCTTTCAATTGTCTTGATTGTAGCTGATTTGCCTGCATCGTTTGTAATTTTGATATCCTTACCTACTTGTTCGAATTTAGTAGGTTTTAATGCTTCAATAAGTTTGTATCCTGTTTCATCAGTTGTGAAGTCCACATCTGATTTAAAGTCTGTAATTGCTATAATGTTTTCGTTGTATTTATAAAGTCTATTGTTTTCAATTTGATATTCCATTGTTTACTCCTTGATATCTCTCAATTTGATTTCTAACTGACATTTGTATTTGTTCAGTCTTTGTTTCTTTTTGTTGTTTGTCTCATTCTTCATCTCTTGCTTGACTCGGTTGATTCTATTCTTCAACCACTCTTTTTCACTCATTTGATTAGCTCGGCCTTGCATCCTGTGAATTTCTCCCATCGTTGAATAATAACATCAACATAATGAGGATCAAGTTCCATCATGTAGCAGTTTCTATCAAGCTGCTCGCATGCCATTAAAGTTGAGCCAGAACCACCGAATAAGTCGAGTACATTTTCTTCTTCTCTGCTGCTGCTTAATATTGCTCTACTACACAATGCTATCGGTTTGGGAGTCGCATGTTCTCCTGTCAATTGTCTTTCTTCCATACTTGTTCTTTCGAAATGCCATACATCGTTCATATTATCGTGTGTATTATTAAAGTAAGCTCGTGTTTTGTACCATTCTTCACGAATTCTATCGTATTCTTCACGAGTGATTCTTCCTTTTTTGAGACAATTATCACAAAATTCTTTATATCTAAAATCAGCAGGAAAGTTCCATTGTGATTTTGCAAACCAATGACTACAGCTTGTAGCTCCTGCATATTTTATTACTTCATCGGTAGTCATACTAAGACTATCTCTGATTCTAATCAAAGCTTGTCTAATTGGCTCAAAACCTTCCCAATAATCTTCTTCTGTTTCTCCATAAGTTTGTCTACCCATCATAATGAAGATACATTTTTCACTGGCTCTTGGATACATTCTAAATTCTGATGACAATTGTCCTTGCCCTGTTTTTTTGTCCCAAGTAATAAGGTTTCTAAAAGTTAGCTTCGATTCTCCTTTTAGTTTTTTCATAGGTTTAAGAATTTCGCTGTATATATCCATTAGAGGTTCTTCGTTTCCCCAGCAATACCAGCTACCATTCTTTTTTAAATGTTTGAAACTTAAAGGTATCCATAATTTGTTAAATTTTAGAAGGTTATCAAAATTCAAATTATCATTTAAAACTCCTTCATTTTCTTTTTTCATCCCGTATGGCGGATCGGTAAACACTAAATCAATGCTTGCCCCCCCCCGTTAGTTTTTCGACATCTTCTTCTTTTGTGGAGTCTCCACACATTAGTCGATGTCTTCCAAGTTTGTAGATTTGTCCTGATTTTGCACGAGGCTGCTCTACTACATCATCGAATTCATCCTCAACAATTTCTTGTGTTTCTTTTGTTTTTTCAAATTCTTTTTCAAGTTCTTCAAAATCAAAATCATACTTTTTCATATCAGTTTCAATGTCTTTTAATTCTTCCATCAAAACTTCTACATCGAAGTCACTATTCATTGTTAGTTTGTTGTGGACTAATCTGTAAGCATCTTTTTGCTTTTTAGTCATACCTTTTAGGATGATACAGTCAGCTTCTTCGTATCCCAATTCTTTCAAAGCTGTGTATCTGCCGTGACCTTCGATTATAACATTGTTTTCATCGATTGCGATAGGATCATTATTTCCGAACTCTTGGATACTTTGCTTGATTTGTTCTATCTGTTCCTGTGGATGTAATTTTGCATTCTTTTCGTAAGGAACGATATCCTTTATTTTGACCTTAACAAGTTCCATTGATATCCCCTTCTTCCCATTTTTCTTTGAAAATTTCTTTCGCATACTTTTCGGTTTTACTTGCTAATAATCCCCATTCTGCGAACTTTTCAAAACCACCAACAAATGCGATGTATTCTCTTGCAGCTTCGACCATCTTCTTAAATGGGATGTTTCTTGTTCCACCGATTGCTACATCTGTAAATGACACATCAGTATCTCCGATTGAGCATTTAGCATAGCAAGTTGTGTTATAAGCTATTGCATAAAGTTGGCAGAAGATATTGACTGATACATCGGCTTTGCTTAAGTCTTTACCATGTAAACCACCACCTGTGATGGAATCTCCCATATCACTACCTAACTTTCTATTTGTTGCTCCTGAATCTACATTTATACCACCAGTCCAGTATCCGAGCGGATTTAAGCTGATGTTGTATAACAACTCTCTTTGATGCCCATATACGATTGATGCCAATCTTGATCCTGCTTGGCTTTGGCAAACTGTAAGAGTTGATGTCCTCTTGTCAAGGATGTATTTACCATCACATTCGTATTGATCGTATATTTCTTTTGCAAGGCTACACAATTCTACTTGTTCTTCAGTTAACCATGTACCTTTGAATATACCATTATCTCCACATCTTATTTCTTCTTCTTGATTTGCTGCAAGATGGGCATCCTGTGGCACTTGCTTTAGGTATAATCTAACCTTTGCATCTGATATTTGATCTACTATTTGTTTAATTTCTTTTTTCAAAAATCTAACGCTACTTTCAATGATAATGTAGCATTTTCCATGTCCGATTAATACTTCTACTGCTACCTTTGGATTCTTCTCCAAAGTATAGGCTCTGTCAACGATAGCACCAGCTATACGGTCGGCAATTTTGTCAGGATGACTTGGATTTACTTTTTCAAACATAATTTCTCCTTTTCGTTCTACGATTCATCTCCGAATAAGCCTTTTGCAGCTTCTTCGATTTGTTGTTTAGTTGCTTCATCAACTGATTCTACTTTTTCTTCTTTTAGGCCTTTTTGATACTTGTCATACCATTCAGGGACTTTGACTTGTTTCTTCGAAGTTGTTGTTTCCTTTTGGTTTAGGTAGCTTTCAAACTTCGAGCCGAATAATGTTTCAGGTCGCAAATACTTTTGCATGTCAGTTCCTAACCATTCTGCAGCCTTAATGTCGATGACCTTTTTAAAATCTTCAAAGGTATATCCTTCGTTGATTCGTGCATCGATGTGCCTACGATTTGCAACTGATTTCACTTGGTATTTGGTGCCTGCTTTTGAGTTTAGGTACTCGATTGCTCGACTATATATATTATACTTATCTAATCTAATCTTATCTATACTAATCTGTGTTTCCGAATTGGAATACATCTGGATACATTTTGTATCCACAGGTGCTTTATCAGCTTCGATGTATGCTCCTTTGTCATCGAGTGCAAGTGTCGATTTTTCTTCAAGGTATGTTGTTTCGTTGTATCGATCGTTCTTGATTGTATTATGGATTCTCCAATGTTTTATGACTATTACACCAGATTCAAAACTCAATACATAACGCTTTGCAAGCAATACCTTTAGGTCATCATCACTTGCTGATACCATTCGTATGACAGTTTGTGGAGCAGCCACGAAACCATCATCATCTGCCATCAGTAATAAGCTGAAGTATAAGCATCTTGCTGACAGTGGCATCGATAAGAATGCATCAGTAAATATAATGCTTTTTGCAATCATTCTTTTTGCAGCCATTTAACTCTCCTTTCTTGTGCCTTCAATTATATTCTCTTGACTTTTATTTGTCAATACTTTTTAAGAAATTTCTTTATTTTCCACTTGTTTTTCAAGCACTTTTAATGCAGCTATCTTCGCTTTCATTCTTCGTTTTAGGGCTGAAATTCGGCTTCTGTCATCGTTTAACGATTTGTTTAATTCATTGATGGCCTCATTAATTTCTTCATTTGTGCCTGATTCTACAAGTCTTGGAGTGTCGATAATCATATATCCTCTTTGGCTTGAATTAGTTACTACAGGATAATGCATCGCACATCTTGCGATTTCTTCTCTAACTGTTCTTTCGTCCACTCCTGTAAGTGCTACAAGTTCTTCCTTATCTCTACGCTTACCGATTAGTTCTTTAAGCAATGGACTTTCAAATTGCTCTTTTCTGATTCTTGGATTGTGTCGAATTTAATTTGCATTGTTGATCTCCTTTGAACATTCATCAGCCAATTTAAATCCTAACTCTGTTCTTGTTAGTCCAAGCATATTCTTAAGTTTTGCAAATATTATTATAGCTTCTTTATTATTGATCCATCCTTCGCCTTTACAATTAACTCTGTAATTATGCTCTAATTCTTTGAATCTTTCTACGAGTGGCAATGCCTCTTTAGGAAGGATGATTGCCTCGCTGCTATTACGCTTGTTGATGCGAGCTTGTGTAATTCCGTTATCGTTATATTTATCCATGTTTTCCTCTTTTCCCACTCTGCATTTTTGGAGGCTTGTGACTCCCCTTTGGCTGCATTAGGAAGAAGGTTTTATCCTTCTATGTATTTGCTATAAGCTCTTTCAACGATTGGCTTCCATAAATTTTCAAACTCTAATTGCCATTTTCCACGACCATTAATGATTTCGTTTTTTTCGCCTTTTCTTTCTTTTTCGTTCCAATAATCGTACCATTCTAATTCGTAATTGTGTCCTTCAAAGTCAAACTCTTTAGCCTCGAACTCGTTTAGCATTTTATAATCACTTGGATATTTTGCCATGAGTGTATAATTTGTTGTAACATGGTGTTCTCCATAATAAAACTCAATATGAACTTTATTATAACTTCTTAATGTTTGGATGATGTCCATTTGAATGTTTTTATCTAATGTTTTAAAAAATTCTTTATTTGTCATATTTATTCTCTCCTTTTATTTTAATTAGGAACGCTTTAGGTTAAGCGTTAACCTTTACTTGAATTATTCTTGTTAATTGAGTCTTATACATTACTCTGCAATCATCGACATATCTTTTTAAATCAATTTCATTTCTTTCGAATTCCCAGCTTGGAATGTTTTGGCTGAATTCAATTGCATGATTTATTGCTTCTATCTTATTGTTACAAGTGGCGATGAATCTACTTGTTCCTGTTTTGAAACCACAACTGTCTGTTCTTTCGATTTTCCATTCAAATTCAACTAAATAACTTTTCTTCATATTTCTATCTCCTTTAGGCATAATTTTATGTAGTTCAATTAACTACACCTATATTGTATCATATTGACAAATCTTTGTCAATGCTTTTAATAAAACTTTTTTTATTATTTTTTATTTTTTAATAATTCTTGTATCATTTGTTACCAAAATAAAAAGAATAGCACCATTTCTGGCACTATTCCTTTATTGAAAGGATATCTTGAATTATGACAAACAACCAATATCAAGACACCTTAATTATACCACACTTTCTTATTATTTCAAAGTGTTTTTTGACTTTTTAAATTCTCTGATTATTTCTATTACTGAAACTATAATTGCAACCACTAAAGCTGCAATGATGTAAATCTTAAATACTTGCGTTACACTTATTACCTGTTCCCTTACTTGATCTGGAGTTACTGTCCTATCAAGCATGTAAGGATAATCAGTTGCTACAAGGATGTAAATCCACAGAAGCATTGCTATTGCTATCAGGGACAGGATTGTTGGTATTCTTTTCAACATCTTTTTCTTCTCCTTCTTCTTCATTAAATATTGGACTATGATTTTCTATCATAACAAGGAATTCCTTTAAAAAGTCAGCTTTTGTTATGAATCTGTTTCGTAATTCAGTTAGCACGAATGATTCACTTGATACATAATTGATTGATCCACCAAGTAGAATAAGGATTGCTTGTATGCATCCATATAATAGGTTGTTCCATAGCAATGATTGTAATTCTAAATATCCAAAGACTAAAGGATAAATTGCTTTACCAGCCAATTTTACTCCTAATCCTTGTGATCTGAACTCTTGCTCTGTTCTACCCATTCGTAGTGGATTATGTTTAATCTCATATACTTTCTTCTTTCTTAAAGCTCGCTTTTCTTTTGTTGAAATTTCACACAATAAATCTCTTGCAGATAAGGTTTCAATTCTAAAATTCGAAGCCAAGTTGTACGCTTCTTGCTCCACCTGTGTAAGTTCATTGTAATGTTCTTTGTACCATCCATTTTCGAACTTTTTATAAGTCATCGCAGCTTCAGCAAGTATGTTAGTTCTTGCTTCTACTATTGCTTGCCTGTTCTTGTAGGCCACGAATATTGGGAGCTTGTCAACGTATGGAGTAATCTTGGATTTGATATCACTTAAGTCCTTTAGTGTCTTGATGTAAATCGGATTGTCTTTTCCTTTTTTGCGACCAAGTTCACCAAGCACAAGGTAGATGTAAATCGCAAACATGTAAGTAATTATTCCATTAGTGACAGTTTTAATCCAATCGAATTCTTCGTTCGGTCCTAATTGAATTACTTCCTTTAATGCGAATGCTACAAGTGAAGCAATTAAGATGATTACTAAAAAGCTATTTTTTAGCCAAGTGGAAATCTTGTTTTTGGTTGTTATCATTTCTTCGTTCATTATACATTACCACCTGTTGCATCTTCTTGTATTTCTTGTGTATTTTGTCTTACGATCATTCTTGCTCTTTCATCGATTGATGCCTTCTTGCAGATTTGATATGTTTCCCAATTTGGAGTGAAGAAAAATCTATCAACTATCCAGTAAAGTACCATTCCACTTATTGCACATGGTATGATGATTAGAATATCATTCACGATCGATTTCATAAGATACATTATTATTTCTAAAATTCCGAGTTTTAAAACGCTTGTGAAGTATCGCAGTTCTTTATCTTCTTTTGCTTTAGATAAAAGCTGCCATACTACGAAAATCAGTGCAATGATAGCTCCTACACTTAATTTCACTGTTGCTTCAGTTGTGATGAAATATTGATCTTTCTTCACGATAAAAAGTGTTAGTAATGGTGCTATCATTAGCACGAATGCAAGCAACTTAAAAAGGATTGCTTTATTCAACGCTTTCTTCATCTGTATCACCTTCTTCAGTTGGTGCTTGTTCTACTTCTTCATCTTCAGTATGGAATCCGATTGGTTGTGTTTCATCAAGTGCGAGTAATTGCTCTATCTTTTCATCTCGGTCTGCCATCTTGTCTATGAATTTATTGATTGTTTCTCCTTGAGCATTGACTTGTTCTTGTGTTAGATTTGCAGCTTTAATTGATTCATCTGCTTTGTCTATTAGCTTTGTTGCACTATCAATTAGAGTAGCAACCTGTTTGTTGTTTTTAGCGTTTAGATTTTGAAGTGATTTCTTGTAAATTACTAATGTTGCCATTGACACTCCTAAAGCTGCAAGCACTACCACCATGATGTATAATAGCTTTTGTTCGAGCGTTAAATCTGGATTTGTTATTGTTGCATACATCTCTTTTAAGTTCTTGATGTCATCTGCATTAAGTCCTGCATCTTGTAATGCTTTGTCAATAATTTCTTCGATATCCTGTTTAGTTATTTCTTCTGATTCGTTTGTTTCGTTAGGATCATCTATTGTTGTGATGTATCCTGCATAAGTGAATGTCTTGTTATCGTTTAGCACGAGCAATGCTTCTTCATTATCAATTTGTAAGTATAATGAATTGCCATTTCTCCTGTATGCTATTTCTTTCCATTCTTCTTTGTTATTTGAAACTAAAGCTAATCCATCAACGAATTTAATGTAGAAAGTTTTGCCTTCTATATCTCCCGTGTAGATTATTTCTTCAGTTTCTTCTATTTCCTCGTTTTCAGCCCAAAATTTGCCCTCTGTTGCATTTACACTTATTTTTGGTATTGTTATTACCATTAAAAATAATGCGAAAATAATCGCAAAAAATATTGTTAGTCTTGGTATCTTCTTCATCCTTAATTACCTCCTTTAAAGATTTCTAAAAATTTCTTGATCTTCTCATCGACTCGTTTTTCCAACATCTGACTTTCTTCTTGAAGCTGTTTCATCTGCTTCTTGAGGTTTTCATTTTCGACCTCTAAAGAATTTAATCTTTTCAGCTCGCTTTCAAACAGTTTTTCTTTACTGATTGGTGCAGCATGTTTCTTATTTCCGATCATTTCAATTATGAAAATGTCGCCATTTTGTGCCTTATAAAAGGCTTGAGTGTTTAAGTCCACGACCATATTTGAATCTCCTTCCTGTCATTGACACTCCCATTATAACACCTTTTTGTTTTTTTGTATAGAGAAAATTAAAAAACCACCATTTCTGGTGGTAAAAACTTAATGATCTTATAACTATGACTTATTTAATTTTGCGTGAATATTGGTAGTGCGACCACTTTGTTTTTGAAAATTGAAGGATTGCCCTTTGAGAAAGAGTCTGTACCTAACTCTTTAGACCGACATCATTATAACATAATTGCTTAACAATGTCAAACCTTTTAGTTTAATTCTTTTATATTTATCTCATTAACTTTGGAAAGTTAAGTAACTTCATTCTTTCCATTTTCTTTATCCTTTATTTTATTTAAAAGTTTTAAAGTGTGAAAATCATTTGGAAATAATTTTCTAACTAATGTATATGCAATAGGAATTGTTATTATTTTTTCAGGAGTTGTAGGTAACCACAAGAATGCTAAATAACTAACCCCTATTGTATACATCCATTTTATCGATAGTGATGAGCCTAATATAATGAATATATAACACCACCCGTTTGTTATCATCCAAGCAATACCGAAGCATAGCAGAAAATGCCAAGTAAGATAAGGCTTAATCTTACTATATAATATAATAAAATCAGCCTTATTCTTACGGATTTGTTTATTGAGTAAAATCCACAATGTTAGCATTATTCATCTACAACTTCTTCGTATTCTCTTGGCTTATCTTTAAGTTCAGTTGCTTCGCTATAAATCTTGTCATCGCCTTTAACTTTAAGTTTACCAGTGTCTGATTTAACTAAAATGTAATTACCTTTATCTATTTTTGTGATTGCCATAATTATGCCTCCTCATCTACCCAAGTTAATGTGCCTTCTACATTTTTAAGAACTTGTGTCTTTGTAGCATCATAGCCACTAATTGATGCAAGTTTAATATAGCCTCTTTCAGCAAGTGCAGTATCACTAATTTCACTTTGCACTACAATATCTTGTGCATCGCCATTTGTTCTTGAATATACATCATCAATGAAGCCTTTGTAATCAACAGGATAGAAGAACTTCGCACCTTGTGGAATGCCCACTAAATTGTCATTACCATCAAGCCAATACATCATACCATAATCACTTATTTCCAAGTTTTCAGTAAATGATGTGCCTTGTTCTGTTGTTGGTGTTGCAAGTTCGTAGACAACTTCTTTTCCAACTAAATAATTTAAAAATTCGCTATCACTTTCATAAACAGATTTGTCATACCCAAGCCAAAGTTCTGCCTGAAACAAGAAACAACCACTTCCTGCATAATATGTGGTGGTAGGAGTAATTCCAATAATAATTACATTCTTACTTGTTGTGTTTGGTATATTGAAACAATCGGCTAATGGAATGCTAACCCAACGATAGCCACCTATTTCTGTTTGACCTATTAAAGTTTCATTTCCTGTAAATGTATAAGTACCAGCTTTTCTTGTAATAATTCCATCAGGTGCTTTTGTGTTTTTTACATCACCAGCTGATTTTAGAATCTCGCTACCTGTGTCATATACTTTAGAAGCAACATATGGATAGTATTGGTTGTATCCCTCGCCACCTTGCTCTTGTGTGTAGTATAAGCTGATAGTAATATCGTTGTTGTAGGTATTGATTGGTATGTCTCCATTACCAATAATAAATCTCATAAAATAGACATTATCAGGAACATTAAGGACTTCGTTACCATACGGATAAGTAACTTCAACAACATTTTTGCTTTTATCAAACCATACTAATCGCCCAATTCTATTAGAACCTATATAAAAGTAAATTTGAGTTCCAGGAATTACCAAAATATAATTTTTTGAACGAATCTGAATAGATGAAGGAGAATTTGCTCCACTTTCACTAATGCTACCTTCTTCCCATTCTTCATCCCATAAGTTCCTACCTTGTGTGCAAACTAACTTAACGCCATTAGCATTCTCAAGGCTTCCAATGTTGTATGATAAATCACCATTGTAATGCCAAGAAAAATGAGATGGGTTATCTAATAGGTCTTGTGGAATATTGCCATTAAACATTTGAGTAAGGTCAATTAAGTAAACATCTTTAACTTGAATTGCATCCCAATCTGATGTTCTAGAATCAATTACTCTCAAATATTCTGTTGTATTTGAAGCATATGTAAATGCTTTTGTTAAAATTTGCCAAGATGTAGTTTCTTCAGTGTTTTTGCCAGCAATTCCACCAATACCTGTAATATTGATTAAAACTTTATCAGTAGCAGTTGTTAATTTGATTTCACAACTTATTATATATTTGTGATTAGCAATAATTGATATTTCTTGTTGAATCAAACCATTTTGTGCTGTTGCTAATATTGTAGCAATATTTGATGATACGCTTAATGAACAATTTGAAGCTGCCCAATTACTAGAACTTGCAAAATTACCATTTTTAACCCACTGATTTGCAACAATTGTATTACCTTGCTTTTCTTTAAGTAATCCTAAAGCACCAGTAGTCACGATTGCTGTATTATTGTCAGTTCCTGTGCCTTGTGCAATAAATGGTTTACTTTGTTCTGCTCCACTATCTTCACTATATGGTGCTAAATTATCAGCTACTCCTACAGTCATTGTTGGATAATTGCCATCTTTATTTGCTTTTTTGTCTAATTCATTTACTACTGCTTTCTCACTTAATACTTTAGCATCGCTTGTAGGATTAGCAATAGAAGTATCAATTTGATTTTTGTTCACAAAATTATCAACTACAGCCTTTTCTGATAAGACTTTAGTATCACTTGTAGGATTAGCAATGCTTGTATCAATATTTGATTTATCAAATTTATTGGCTCTCGCATCTGCATCTACTATCTCTAATGTTCCACTTGGAGTTTGTATAAAATTTAATTCATTTGGCATTTTTTATTCTCCTTTTTATAAATCTAAAATTAGTGTATTAGTGCTACTATCGTAAGATGTCTTAAATCCAGTAATCACTAAAGTTTTTGTTTCTGCATCATATGATACACTTGCTGTAACTGCATTTTTTAAATCAACAATGTCTGAAGCATTTGTTGTTATTTGAGCCTTTTCGCTCGCACTCACAAACTTATGGGATTGATTAGTATCATCTACTAAATCACTTGCTAACTTATTGTTGCTTGTGATTTCAGTTTGTAGCCCACTAATCAATGCACCAACTGGAATATCTATTGTTTGACCATTTTGTAAAGTCAATATAATCTTTTCATTTGTATCATCATATTGGCCACTAACTACTACATTTTCGATTGGTAAATCGATTTCTTGAGAACTAATAACATTATTGTGCGCATCTTTTAGCCTAAATGTATACTTGTAATTAGTAGGGTCAACTCCTATTTCAAATGCAGCACCATAGGTAGTATCTATTACATTTCCTTGTTGGTCTTTCTTTGATTTATCTACGATTGTAGTGCCATCTTGCAATTTAGTAATTTCACTATTTAGTTGGCTTAATCTTACTGGATTTGCAGATGATGATGCAAGTGGGACTATGATTGTTCCGATGAATTGATTATTGCCTGTGAACTCATTGTTACCTGCTAATTTTGAATAAGTAGTGTCAATCTGATTTCCATCCTTATCATTTTTAGCTTTGCCGGCAATTATTTCACCATCTTCGATGTCTGCAATTAGTCCATCTATATATGCTCTTGTTTCTGTAATTTCATCATCTACATATGTAGTTCTTGCACATAAATCAGTAACAGCTTTGACTGCTGCTGATGTAACTAATTTATCTTCATTAGTAAGCACTGTTGTTGTGTTTCTTGTTTCAAAATGAACAGCTTTGACATCAATTTCTTCTCCTGTGTCATGAAGATAGTAGTAGTAGATGTGTCCATCTGCGAAGAATGTAATCCACATTGGATCGTTTACCTCTCCAAAGTCTGCATTAACATTTCCAAGATACTTGTATCCACCCTGATCTTCACCAACAAAGTTGAATTTGATTGTTTCTCCTGTTTCTTCGTATTGTCCATGTAAATCACTATATAATTCAAGGATCGTATTTTCATCTGAAATATCATCCACATTTAATACTCTTAATCTTGCATTTAATTGTGCATCTGAATAAGCCTTTGCTGCATTTAATGATGCGATGATGTTACTTGCATTCTCATTTATAGCATTTTGCATTTCTGCATATTCGGCTGGAGTAATGTTTGTATCATCAGCTGCATCGACAGACTCGAGGATCTCTCTTGTAAACTGTGGAGTATTTTGCAGATAGTCCTCGAGCAAGTTTGTAATTCTTATTGTGAATGTTGCTGTGCCATCTTGAATCAATTGAGGCAAGATAATATAGAATCCTGAAGCATCGATGAATTTAGTCATTAGCAATGCGTTTGTTGTATCTCCATTAGGCCATTCTATGATTAGTCTTGCACTAATGTTTGCAGAGCTTATGTCTACTCCATCAAAGTATGCTTCAATTCTTCTTCCAACATCATTCTTTACAAATACATCATCAAGCACTCTTGATGTTTCTATTCCTAAATTGTTGAAATAAATTTTCATATCTTTCTCCTTTTAAAATTCTATTAAAAATCTTACTATTTGAGTAGTGCTTGATTGTTTGTTAAATGCACACATAAGGATTGGGCTTGTTCCATCCATGTATACCAACGCTACTCCTTTTGTTCCTGAAGTTAGTCCAGAAAGTGTTATTCTTGCTCCTACAATTGTTGCAGTTGCATTGTCATTAACATTTCCGATTACTTCTGCTTCGTTTCCTGTATATTCATTTGCTGATTCATACACTTTAAATGTCTTATTTTGCTCTCTAATTAGAGGATTCATTTCCACAAATCCATCATAGATAAATCCATCATCACCACTTATGAATGCAAATTGAAGATTCATTTGAAGCTGCTCCCTATTGTCTTTATAAAGAAGCACATTGAATGTTTGAATTGTATCACTTAATTTAGGATTATCATCTGTTGTTTCTGGATATGCTCTCGCAATATCAAGCACTGTATAATCTTCTTCGTATAATTCGTTTGCAGCTTCATAAGCGCCGAAGTTGATTTCTATTGAATCACATTCACCAAAGTTATCAGTATAAGGCACTTGCTTTTCAGTATAACCACCGACAATGTGAGTTTGATCTACCTTTAATCCTATTGCAAAGTTATCAAGGAATTTCATTGCACATACTATCGATTTGCCGATTTTCATATTTAAGCTGTTTAAAATGAAATAATGGCTGTGTGTGTTATCTGAATACAAAGTCCTTGCAATGTGCTTGTTCCTTATATCTCTTGTTTGTAGCTTCATCATGTAAGATGCAAGAGGAGTGTTGTATTGAGTTCTTGAAAGTTTGAATTTCTTAACTACTAATTCATTACGAAGTAGACTTTCACTTGCATCTGCAATTTGTGTGTATCTCTTTCGTTGAGTTAGTAATGCAGATAAGTTTTGATTTGCAAAATTCTCACTGAAGTAATACTTGTACATGATGTAGTCATCAAATAACGAGTATTCTCTTTTCCATAAGATCAACTTCTTGCTTCCCGTTGTGATGTAGTCTCCGAGTGCTTCGAGTTCACTTGGCTTACTTACCTTTCCTGTTCTATAATCTTCAATATTGGCCATTGAATTGATGATTCCTTCTTCTCTTGTACCGAAGTTGTCTGCATCAACGAACGCATCTTGCTGTCCATCAAATTGTGAGTATTCATTTTGTGGAGCAAGCGATTTATAGACTTTGAATCTTGTATCATCTTGACTTACATATTCAAATCTTAATAGTAAGTTTCTGATGTCGATTGCTTCTCTATCAATATGAACTTTGAAAGTTGTTCCGAGTGTTTCATCAAGCATTGCTGGATTAACAAGCTCATTCTCAATTAGATAATCAGTCGCAGCCTTAACCAATACACAGTTATAAGCTACTGGAGCATTCGTACCGAACAATGTCTTTTCTTGATAAGTAAGGCCATCGATTGTTGTTCCACCTATGTTGTAGTAAAAGAAACATCTCTTTTTATTTGGATTATCCAGAATAAAAGTATTGTTTCCTATTTCCTTCACATTGTATAGTGATTGCTCGACTATTTGCTTCGTGATGTCTAAATCATCAATATCAAATGCATCTTGAGTTCCTGTTTGGTACTTGATGTAAAGTGTTACTTGTTGCACTACTGTTACTCTCTTTAGCTCGTAGATTGGCTTTGAAAGAACGTACTTGCAATTGTCGGTTGTGATTATTCCTGTTTCTGAATGAGGACATAATGGTGCAGTCTCAATTGTATTTACTTTGCTTGTTATTCCATTAGTCAGTTCTATGTCGAGGTTGCTCGCATAATTTTTAGATGCCATCCTTTTTTCAAGTGTCGCAAACTTGCTTACTGAAATTGGATTTCTTGTTTCACTTAAATTGATGTAGTCTATTTGTGTAAAATTATGCATCTTTACACAGCATCCAAAAATCGAAAGCAAGCTGTTAAATACCTCGAATAATGTCGGCCTATTCCATTGCATTTCAGGATATGGTTTACTTGCCAATAGTATCTCTAAAGATGCAGTAAAAGTCAAATTTGGGCAGTATAATTGCCTTAATTTCTCCATTGCATTGAAACATGTTCTTGTTCTACCGATTAGTTGAGTCAATGCTCTATTTGGTAGTGTTATACCTTGTAGCATCTTCTCTGGTGATACGCATACGATTGTGTATTTGTATTTAGGAGATGATCCGAATGCTACTTGCTCGATGTGGATATCATCAATGACATAATTCTTCACAATTGACTCGCCATTGATGGTTTGTCTGAATGTGATCTTATCAAGACTTTCCATCCTATAAATAGTTGATTCGCTTGGCAAAATGAAGATTTGATTATCAAGCTCTGTATTTAAGATTTCAGTAAAAGGCACGCCTTTTGCTACGTTATTAAATGTGATTGTGTTAACACCTTGCCATGTAATTTGAGCCATTAGTAGTACCTTCCATCATTGATTGTTATATTGCCCATTCTTTGTCTTAAGAATTCGGCTTCTCGATTTGCTCTTGCAGTTTGCAAAGCTATTTGTCCAGCTTGAATTGACTTTCTTGCTATCACAGCTATTACTCCAACTGCTCCACCTCGTGCTATCATAGCCATATCGGCTGCAATGTTTGTAATGTCTGCAATTGCGTTTGATGTTACATAATCTCCTGTTAGATCACCATACTGATTGATTGTTGATGTAATCATTTGAGTTCCTGCGTGGATTAGTGCAGTTGTAACTGCTCCACTTTGGATTGATTCCTTTTCTTTATCAGTTGCCTCAATTCGTTGATTCGGAGCATCTCTAACAGTTTCAATATTTTCATTGCCTTTAGCAATGCTTATTGTTATCTTTCCATTCATGGTCTGCACCTCTAATCAGGGAAGGAGTCAAACATAAATGTCACTGTGTATAATGGTAATGCTCCTCTTTCATTAGGATTTGCGATGTCTTTAATCTTAACATTTAGTTCTTGTTCTGATCCATCCACATAAACGAGGATTAAGTTATACACTTTGTTGATGCTAACTGTTGAATCGAATATGTGTTTCTTTAGGATTTGAATTCCAGATGTTGCAGGTATTGTGCATTGAATTAGAAGTGTTGCTCTACTAACTTCTGCATCATTTAGCTTGTCGCCTTGATTGTTAAGACTCGTGATTTCTGTTTGAAAAGTTAGGAACGTTCTTGTTGTTGCAAGAGTCATTCCGTCCAGAACGATGTACTTAACTTCATCAGCTTCTTTTGCTGCAATAGCTTGGACATTAAATGAGATAACGCCTGTGTAATCATCTTTTGTAATTTGAAAGTTAGTCACATTTGTAGGTGCATTCACTAAAAGTTTGACATACGCAAAATCTTTTGTTTGAAATACTTGATCGTTCATTTGGTGGCATACTACATCAAGCTCTTGCATTGTGTTTACTACATCGAAAGTATAGACTGTTACTTGGTAGTTGTACACATAAGCATTTGAGTAATTTTCACCTTGATATTCTGAAACTACCACAACGTTACCATCGAAATTGTAGTCTCTTTTTTCTTCAGGAACGATTAAGTAATTGTCACCTAAATTATTCTGAAGCACTTGTATTAGGTCTTGTGTAATCATAAGTATTGATTCCTTCCGTTCATAATATCTTGAGTTCTTTTCATTTCTCGTTCTACCCAACCACGATGATCCCTGTAAGGTCTTGGAATTTCATTGACATACATTGCATAGTCTGTGAATCCTCTTGCATCTGTGGTTGATAGTGATCTTGGATGTGTAGCATATGGAGCTGCTATTTCAATTACGAAGTTGTCATTTGTTTCAAACATTGTAATATGCGTTACCATGTTTCTTGTATCAACAGGACAAGCATTTAGCAGGTTGGAGAATAGCTGCATCCAGTAATCTCTTTGAACGTTCATTATTTACCACTAACGAGTGTTATTGTAGACTTTGTGATTGGTCGCTTACTTTTTTGCTTATTAGCTGCATCATCATCGGCTACTATCTTTTCTACTCGATAGAATTCTCCATCATATTCTACCCAGTCATCAGCTTCTAATCCTTGCAAGTTGTCCATTGTTTCAATAGTAACTTCCCAATGTTGACCGATAACCTTATTACCGATTCGTTGTGTTACAAGTGTTAGAGGGATGATGTCTTTTGAGTAGAACACTCCACTTGCTGATTCTTCTCGATGATTAGTGCCTTCCACTCGTTTCCATATTTTGTTACGATCTTTGTAGGATGCATCATTGACTCTTAATTCTCTTGCCATTAGTAGCCTCTATAATTGCATAGGCCTATTGTCCTAAATATTGACTTTGCCCTATTGCATAGGAGTGGTTTATCAGTTGCTGCATCGTTGTAGATTTCTCCAACTTGCACGAAATACTGAATTTGGTAGATGAGTCCTTTCTTGAATTTTGCAAGCGTTGACTCGCTCATTTTTTCTATGAAGTCATCCTCATTATCGTAATTATATTTTAAGTAATCGATTGTCGCTTCTTCAGCTCTATCGATAAATTCATCAATTGCATTTGCAGAGTCATAGTTTGATCCACGAAATTCTACATTTAAGTCAATCGATGTTTCATGTAAGTAATCTTCTTTTTTAACGTACATTTGACTTGCTCCTTAAAAAGTTTATCTTTACAACTACCCACTTAAAAAAGTTAATCTTCTCACAGAGGCAGTTTGTTTTTAAAAAAGGGAGAAGGGAACAAGTCCCGACTCCCTTATATGATTTGTTATTAAATTATTAGGTTGCTCAATTAAGATTGTGCTTGAGTGAATGTTACTTTTGCAGCGGCATTCTTGTTCTTTAGAGCAATACAAGCTACCATTTCAACATCACCATCTTTAACTGCACCAGCAGTCTTGTAATCTGGTAATCTTGTTGAGATGAATGCATCGTTTGAAGTTGGGCTTACACCATGAACTCCATCCATACCTAAACAAACCATGAATAATGTATTAGCAGCAACATTTGCAGTTTCAGTAACTGTAGAATTGCTCTTTGCGTAATACTTACCAGCTTTGATTAGAGGGATGTCATCATAGTATTCAACTTTACGACCGAAGTCATCTCTTCCAGCTTTGTAATAACCAGCTTTTCTTGCAGCAGCCTTAATTCTATTGATTGTTGCATCATCTGCGATGATTGCATCAGGTTTACGAATAAGTTTGCTTTCAGCTGTGTCTAATGCTTCACAAATTAACTCTGCATCAGCTTCAGTCATTGCACCTGTTAAAGTGCTTAATGCTTGGCTTACATTGTTATTTGTGCCTAATAATTTAGCTAAACCATCAAATTGTTCAGCATCGCTTGTAGCGTTACCGTTGATGAATAGATAAAGGAATCTATTAACAACACCCTTTGCGATTGCTTTGCTTTGGAATGCTACTTCATCCATGAAGGCATCTCCACCTGTTTCAGCGATTACTCTGTCGATTGAATATTTATTACCTAAAATCTTAAGATTTACTGTAACTTCTTCTTTGACAGCTTGGTCGCCTGCGTATTCTTCATTGATTGATCTTGATTGTGCTACTGCTGGTAATGTTTCGCAAACATAACCATAAGCCAATGTTGATCCTTTTCCTGTTGGACATACAGCATTATCGAATGGAATTAAATCGAATAATACTGTTTCATTTCTAAAAATTTCAACTAATTCAGCAGCTACTTTGTTCTTCATGCCGACTTTAGCTTGAGCTAATGTAATTGCCATATTTTTCTCCTTGTTTTTTTATTCTTGGCCTTTGCCATAATAATCTCTGATTGCACTATTGATATCAGTTTTAGGAGCAGGGTTTCCACCTTGTAGGCTCGGATTACTGTCGATGACAACTGTTCTAACAAGATATTTTGCGTTGTCTTTGTTTTCTGCGAACGCTTTAACATTTGCATCGAACTCTGCATCATCTTTTCCAGCATCGATCTTTCCGATTACTGCATCATAAAAGTCTTTATCAATTTTGTATTTAGACAATACTTCTTGCTTCTTTGCTTTCGCAATTGTAGCTTTGTTCGCTTCGTTTTCTTTAAGAAGTTTATCATAATCTTCTTTCTTGATTTGTCCTTCAGTTGCAGATTTTAGGTTTGCTTCTGCTTCTTCTACCTTCTTGTTTGCATCAGTAATCTTTTGTTCGTAATCAGCTTTCATTGTTTCTTTTTCTTCATTGAAAGCATCAAGCAATGCACCGATTAAATCTGTACTTGGATTTTCGATACCACCACTAACTAATAACTCTCTTAATTTTGTTCGTTGCACTTTTCCGATTTCCTTTCTTTACACTTTATTAACGTTGTTCGTTCAACTTCGAAAGTAGAAATAAGAGGTTTCTAACTTTACGCACCCATTTTAACATTTATTATTTTGCTTGTCAATATATTTTTTGAAATTTGCCCTAAAATTTCGCCACAAATCGATTTTTATTTGCCTTTCGGTTATTTAATAACTATGATTTGTTGATCTTCTACGAGCTTTGATAATTGGGAACTACTTGCTCCACGAATGCCTACTGTATATCTAACACCTGCATCTTGTACCACGATTGCTGGATTTTCTCTCCTGTAATCTCTCCTCAAGAAACCACCATTTTCCTCACCATATTTTTTGATTAAGGCTCGTAGTTCCTTCTGGTGAGCTGTTATTGCTCTCTGGTCATTTGTGATGTGATTTTGTATTTTCTCACTTGGAGCATTCTTCAGGATCATTTTGTGTGTTTCAAGATTTTGTTTATTCATCCTGATTTGCCTTTCGAGGTATCTTTGCTTTTGTGTAATTAGGTAGTTAGTATCATTTCGAGGACTAACTGCTTCGAGGTGATTTTCCTGTAAAAGTTGCTTTACTGGCTTGCTGATTACCTCATTGATTGGCATTGGAGTAAGTGTGTGTCTACAGTTTGGTCTTGTTGTGAATGTTCCTTCTATGGCCTCTTGATAGGTCATCAAATCGTGCGAGTCGATGTATTCCTGTATCAAGTCACTTGTTTCTTCATCGTATCCGAATGATTGCCAGTTTGCATCGTAGAACATCTTGCCATCGTACATTAAATGGTCTTTCGCACAGTCAGCGAAGCTCGAGCCTAAATAAAACACTACACCATTATTTGCAGATGCTTGAAATAAATTTTCGTTGATTTCTTGCTTGATGGTAGTTCGTATATTCATCTCCATGTATGATCTGAAATTTACTTGCTTACCATCAGAATACACTATTTTAGGTGCTTGCTCTAATCTTGATTTATCGGTATACTTGGCTATTGCATCAAATAATGGCTCTTGATTTCGCAACTTATAAATCTTATTTACTTTGTCATCGAAGTCTTTTAGCACTGATTTGCTGTATTGCATTACTGCCTTTTGTTGTTCCTTGATTAGAATTGCAGATGGTTTGCTTAAGTCTTTGTCAATTTCAAGCATTTGTTTGTTTGCCTGTTTGATCGTATCTTTTGTTGCAGCTTCCACAATTTTAGTGACTGCCTTTGCCGATTTATCGAGGCTTTTCTTTAATCCTTCTCGTTCGCTATCCACTCTCTTTTTCCACTTGTCATAATCGTTTGCTTCTGCACCAAGACTTAAGGCCACATTCTCCTGCATTGTGAATGCTTGGCTTGTTGCCTCAAATACTTGATTCATGTTTTCACACAAATCATCGACTTTATTATGGTCGACTTTGTATTTCTTGACTTGGTCGGAGTTCATTATTCAGTCCTTAACATTGCAAGTGGATCAAGTGATGATTTTTCTTTTTGAGCTGTGACATATTCAACGATTTTTTGCTTTTCTTCCTCTGATTTATCACCATAGCAAATATTAACGAATTCTTCTGGAGTCATACCACCATTTGTTAGAGAAGGTAAGTTGTTATTGATTAGCTTATATCTTAAGTTGTCATACACAAACTTTTTAGCATCTTCTTCAGTCTCGCCTCTCCATCTCATCCTGTATTCAATCTCTGAAAGCAATCCAGCTGCTACGAGATCTTTATCTCTCTTTTGTTCTGCATCTTTATCCTCTATGATTGAATCATCGAATTGGATGTAGATGTCTTTTAGTTTATAATCAGATTTAAATTCATAAGGACTAAAGTTGTTGCAAGCTGTGATAATTGCAAGTGTGAAATCTTTTAGACTTTGTTCGAGCTTGATTTCGTGCTTTCTTAAATTTTGATATAATTCGCTGTTTACACTGATGACAGCAGTTGCTGTTTGTAAAGGCCTACCCATTGAATCGAATTGGAATCTATTTAAACCTAATCCACACTGTTTGCTTAAGATGTTTAGTTCTTCATTCAAACTTGAGATGTAGTCTTGACTTCTTAATGGCTCTGCACTTGTTTGGACTTTATTACTTACTCCTTTTCCATTTAGCAATTCATCTTCAGGTAAAACGTATAAACTCATATCGTTTTCATCGAATGTGTTTACTGTGACTTGCTTTTCACCGCCTTGTCCATCACTTACCATTTTTGTAGATTGTAATGATGCAGAAACGAACACCTTTCTTTTTCCATTTACGAATTCAATGTCGAATCCATCATACTTGTTATCGATGGCCTTTAAAGTATCGATTGAGTTTGCGTAGATTGAAATTGGCAAGTTATTATTTTCTAAATTGTTGAAGATGTTAGGACTAAATGTGGCAAACCATTTAAGTGAAGATTGAGTGTTGAAGACATTTCTCTTTGCCTTATCTTCACCCATTATTTCACCTGTGCTTGATTTTTTGCATGATAATGAATGTATCTTGTATTTGCCATCCTTATCTGTTAAATAAATGATTATATCCACTGTTCTTGTGTTATCAATTGCGAACGCTACTTCTGTTAAGATTCCACCTTCGATTGTAATTGGATATATTTGCTTTGCTCTAATGAATGTAAGTTTCGGTTGTCCTGTCTTGCCTACAAGCTCGCCATTCTCTGATACTTCGATACCTTGCATTGTTAGAGCAACTGCTCCGATGCTCATTGCCATTGCTTGCTCGTAGTGGTTGTTCAATTGAAGCCAGAAGTTGTTTTTGTCAAGGATTTCATTTAATCTATCTTGATCCTTTTCATCGATGATGATGTCACACTTTTCATTTGCGATTAAATTAGCCCAGTCAGATGCGACCATCTTTGCAGCTTTTAAGCTCTTTTTAGTTCTTTCAACTGCTGTTCCTGTTCTTTTCAAAGTGTAGAAGTGGAAATCTTTGTCATACCCTTTATACCATTTCTCCCACAAATCTAAATACTTCGACTGTCCTTCGATGTTTGTGTACTTCTTTACCTCGTTGCAATAATTCTTGATGATGTTGTTAATTGTTGTACTCATTTTCTCTCCTATCCTCTTGCGAATTTTAATATGTATTTTTCGAAACTATACTCGAATGCATCGAGCAAGTCTACTGGATTGTAGAAGCTGACAACATCGAGTCGAGTATCTACCTTATCCACTTCCCATGTAGCATTTAAGAATGCATCCATCATATCGATGTTCTTTCCATTTGCTATTATCTTGAAACGCTTTTCAGCTATCAACCTATTCTCCATTCTGATTCTTTCTATAATCGGACATTTAAGTGCAGGAGCAATTCTACATTGCATGTTGTTCATCTTTGCATAATTGTTTAGTGTGTGGATCAATACTGATTCTGCACTATCACAATTCACAATTGGCACTTTCCTGTGTTCCTTATAGACTCTTTGAATAAAGTTTTCAAATCTATGTTGAAGCTGCACTGTATCTATTCTTTCTCTTATGATTTCACTATCTACAATTACCAATTCTTCAAATCCACCGATTATTGCAGATGCTACCATTGTTGTGGCTGATCTATCTCCGCCAAAATCGAGTCCACATTCTATAAAGTAGTTTTTGCCTTTTAGATAATCATCGTTTACTTTGAATTCATCTAAATGATTTGCGAGGTAATCATACACAAGTCCAGTTGCGATGCATCTTTGACCGAGTATGTCTCTCCTGTACCAAATACTACCGATGATGTACTGACTCTCAATTTCGAGTTGCCTTTCTGGTGGAATTGATAAGTTATCTTTCATCGTGAATAATTCGTAGTTATATCCACCGATGTATTGCAACTTGTATGGCTCGATGTAATCTCTGTAGATTTTAGCATTAGGATCACTTGGATTCATGTCCCACAATACTTTAGGTGCTTTTGCAGCTGCTTGTCGACCGAACGCCACTTTGATGAATGATGTTCTACTGTCATCACTATCGTAGTGTTCGTTTATTTCGGTTGCTATCCAGATGCCATAAGAGTTACCAAGTATCTTCTTGTAACTATCTGCTTTGCCACCACCAGCGAAAATTACTACCTTTGTCCCTGTCTTTGTATAAATTTGTAAAGCATCATTATCTTTGAACTTTGTCCACTTGCACCTTCCTCTGAATAAATACTCAAGTCCGAATCCGTTGCAGTCACCAATGTTTAGCTTTGCGTTTGCTACTGTTGATCCTGTGGCAAGATGCAATCGGTCAGGTGATACTTCAAGAGCAGCAGCAGCTATGATACAGTTATCAGTTGTCTTTCCTGATCTGATTGCACCTTCGGCTACTGACATCTTACACTCTAAACCTTTCTTGATGTAGTTCTTGTGCTTTTGGCTAAATGGTGACCATTGAATTGTTCTCGTTGCTTTCATTAGTTGTCACCTCGAAGTAAATCTCCAAGCACTGTCAAATCCTCGAACTCTGTATTCTCTCTTGAATTTTCTTCCAAACCATAATTCTTGCCGAGCTGCTCTGCTGCCTTAAGCCTATCCTTTATCTTGGCTTTTGTTAGCTTGACCTCTGATTCGGTGATTTGCATCCCGTTCTTTTTCTTTGTCACTTGAACGAGGTTTTCTTCTTTGACTTTGCCTCGTAGCACATCTGTGTAGAACTGGAGGACTTCTTGCACTCCCGCTATCGTTTCAGCCTCGACCTTATCCTTCATGTACGATATATATAATATAATATATTGTCCCTTAAGCAGCTTATCAGCTTTAGCATATAGCCCATTCTTCGTGCTTATCGGATATCCAGCCTTTGCCACAGCATATGCTTTATTGCCTGTTTTCAAGTAATATTTAAGGAATTTCATTTCCTGTGGGCTTATATTTGCCTTAATTTCCTTGATTGTCATCTCGTTTTTCATAAGTATATCCTCGCCCACATTGTAGTCTTTTTTTTACTTTTTGTCAAGGTTTTATTTTTTCTCGCGTTCGAACGATTTATTAAATAATATATATTATATTTTAGCAAACATCCCACTTTTATTATTCCAAAATAAAAAAATCCGATTTTAATCGGATTGTAATTTGTTCTTTTCTTCTTTTTCTTTTCGTTTTTTAATTTGTTCTTTTTTTTCGTTGTTCTGCTCTTAAAATTTGCTGATCTGTGTAGCCCATACCATGATATGTTCTAATGTTTTTATTACCGACTAACTTTCTGATTCGGTTTCTTTCGATTTTTCTTCCAATGTTACTCATTAGCTCGTATCCACCTTTCTATGATTTCAGTTTGTTTGTTATTATCATTGTCCCATTCATCAGAATTGAATATGCACGATTTATGACTTTTCTCACTGCCATAACTAACTAACGAACATTCCCATTTTCCTTTTTCATGGTTTTTAGCAAAATAAGGACAACATTCACATTTGCTGATTCTTCTTTTTCTTTTCTCTGCTATCATTCTTCTACCTCAACTTCTTGCTCCAAAAATTCTTTGTAATTAAGTATTATTTTTTTCATACAATATGTATAATAACCAGATGTAACACTCAACGGACATTTATTGCAAATATAACGACTATCGCAAATCTTTTCCGCTTCTTCCTTAGTTAAATCCTTAATTTTCTTTTTTACCATTATTCTAAATCCTCAAATTCTGGAATAATCTTCACAGCGTTTTTAAAAGCACCATCATTGTAGCTTCGTAATTTCTTGTAGACCTTTTTAGTGATTGGTCTGTTTCCTGATAAAATTCGCCATAAGTAGTTGTATGTGATTCCTAACTCTCTACTTAAGTCTGCTTTTGTTTTCTTTTCATTTTTCAAATAAATGATGATCTTCTCAATTTCCGATTGCCCTACAAAGTAGTTTGTTTTAAATTTCTTTTCAACTCTCATAATCTAACCTCTCTTTCTTTTGCTTCTTCAGATAATTCTTCACGAATCTCTTTTGTTCTTTTGCTGCATAATATGACTTGATTGCATCTGTTCTTGCCTTTACAGGTATCTTCTTCAGCTTCTCCATTTCTACCTCTTTGACTTTGCGCTTTACCTCGTTTGTAGCTCTTGCTCTCTCTTGCATAGCATTAACAGCTCTTATGATATTATAATTATAATATATTGTCTCATAAGCACCATCACTATTCCTTACCTTCATCGTTTCACAAAGAATCAACACGATTTGTACTGTCATTTCATATTTCGCATTGTAAAAACTGATGAATTTGTCAATTTCTTCTTTTTTAAGGTATCCCTTCAAATCATAGAGCCATTCGATTAAAGTCCAGTAGATGCCTAATCCTTCAAATCCGAATAAATGTAGAACATCCTTTCGTTTGCTATTCTTGGGATCGTGTACTATTCGCAAGTTCGTTCTCCTTTAGGATACCATCTATTTCTTTTTTAAGATCGAGCAGTTGTTCCAAAATTGACACATCTGTTTTCATCTCAAAATTATTTGAAGGACATAGCTTTTTATTTCTTAAAGGGCAATAATAACACATTAAATCTTCGCATGTCTTTTTTATTTTGTTGTTGTAATTTTCCATAATACCTCCAAAGACACAGGCAGGAGAAGAAAATCAAAGGAGAGCCTACCTGTGCCACCAGCCGTCATGCGACTCTATAGTTTAATATAATTATTTAGCACATACATACACATTCACATCTTTTCCTACTACCTCTTTTACTCGGTTGTAGAAATCTGCTTCATTACTGTTGCCTGATGATAAGTGCATCAAGTATACATCTTTTAGCTGACTCATATCATTTGCTTGGATGAATTTTATAACATTTGAAATTTCGAAGTGTGAATGAATAAGCCTTTTTCTCAAGCTCGATGGAATCTTGCCTTCTTTGATGTTTTCTTCTAAAATCTTCACATCGTAGTTTGCTTCTATCATTAAGTAGTTGATTCCTTCGAATCTTGGTTTGATATAGAATGTATCTGTTGCGAATAATAAATTTTCGCTGTTTGTTGTCGAGTGGATGAAATAACCGACAGGTTCTTTTGCATCATGTTGTGTTTCGAATGCGTAGATTTGTAACGAGCCGATTGTAAACCATTTATTTTTTTCGATTACATTTCGATGGTAAACATATAAGCCGATTTCATCCTCTTTAGATTCAAATGTTCCAGCAGTTGCGTATACTTGCTTTGATTTTATAAATTGTTTCAAGTATCCACAGTGATCTTTGTGTTCGTGAGTTATCAGTATTGCATCGATGTTAGCGAGGTTAATTTTCTTTGTTACTCTGCCTACAGGAATGCCACACTCTATCATTAGGATTGTTGTACCATCTGATATTATGTAGCAATTCCCCTCGGAAGATGAAGCCAATGGATATATTAGCATAGTCTATGCGTATGGATCAAATGATCCTTTTGCTTGTTCAGCTGCTTTTTGCTTTGCTTTGAATTCTTCGACTACATCTTGCTTTTCTGGTTTAGTTTCTTGCTTTGCCTCTGAAACTGCCTCTACAATCGTTTTATTTTCTTTTACCTTTGTAGTTGGCTTTTCATCTTTTGTGGCAGCCTCTGGTGCAGGTGGTGGCGTTACCACTTCTCCTGTGTTAGCATTCTTTTCGATTGTGTTAGCATTAACATCTTCGAATGTGTATTCTGCTTCCGACAATTCGATCGCTTCTTCTTGACTTTGGAATCCCATCAAAAGTTCAGGACAGTAAAGTTTACCGAAGAATGAAGCTGCACGATATCTCATCATTAGTTCAGGCATTGTTTGCCATTTGCTACCGTTCTTACCATACCATCCTTCTTTTTTAGCAAGCGCAATTGTGACTCTCATTGATTCACATGTAGTTCCATCTTTTGATATTGCCCATGCGATGCAGCCTTTGTTGTCACCTTCGCCATCAATCTTGTATTGTAGCGGAGTCTTAAACATTCCACTCTTGTTGATTGTAGCAATAATGAATTGACTACTCCAAGCTGGGCGACCATTTACGATGTATAAGTTTTGCATAATCATCATTGGTGATGCATTGATTCTTTGTGCCATATCTAAAGCTATGTAGCAGTTTGCTGCATTGCCTTGATAATCTTTAGGGATAATTGTTGATTTACTGAATGCAGTTGCGATTTTAAATGATTCTGCAACTGTTGGAGATAGTGTATTGCTATCTTCCTTCTTAACTTGTACTTGGTTGTTTGATTGTTCTTGCATATTTTTCTCCTTTATCTAAATTCTGCGAATGGATCAACGTTTAATTCATCCACTTCTGCTCCATCATATTGTTCTTTTTCTCTTGCGATTTGTTGGATTCGATGTGCTAACACAACATACTTGATGTTCCATTTGCCATTTTCATCTTTGCTCGAAGTTACTGAAATTTTACCGAAGATTTCAATTTTTGCTTTTGCAGGTAGATTTGTTACCCAAGAGGCAACATTTCCAAAGGCTATGAAGTCTATGAATTGATCCTTGTTGCCATCTTGGTCTCTTGCACAAATCTTACCGAAGCAATATTTACGAAGTTCATTGCCTTCGGTCTTACTCATTAGTTGAGGAGCCTCAAGTAATACTCCAGAAAGCACTACAACGTTCATTCTTCCACCATCTCAACACATTTTACTTCTTGAGTAGTAACGTATAACTTGATTGTTTGTGCATCGATTGATAAGTATTCGTTGCAGCTTTCGGCATTGTCTATCCATACTGGACATTCAACTTTGAATTCCTTTTGTAATGTGTTAATAATGTCAAGGTCAACGTTCTTTTGCATTGCACTATTTAGTGATGCATAGTCAACTCCCATTATTGTAGGGATGCACACTTCTTCATATCCACCATTTAATAATTTATTAAATAATTTCCATGAAGTAATCTTAAACTTGCTATTGATTATATCTGTGACTTTGCTTACTTTGATTTCAAGTAGTTTGTCACTCAATGCAAGTAGTGTAGTGTTCTTTGCATGTTCCTTTTCAGCTTTTTGGATTTGTTCTTCAAGTTCTTTAATTCTTGCATTTGCTTTTGCTTCGTTATCTTTAGCAACTAACTTTTTAAGTAGTTGATTCTTTGTTTGTGATAACATTTGCATTTTTTCTTCATATGCAGAATTGTCGACTCCTGATAATGCTTCAGCTTTCTTTTGCATTAAAGCACTAATTTTGAAATCTTCTTCTGAAGTGTCGAATTTAACATCTTGAAGTTCTTTGTTTAGCAAGCTGTATTTCTTGTTAAGTTCAAGTGCCTTTTCATCGTTTTCTTTGATGTTATTTTCAAGTTCTTGAATCTTTGCTCTGCATCCCTTACCTCTTGAGATATTATCTTGTAAGTCTTTTTCTTTCTTTGCATCGAATTCTTTTCTTGCTTCTTCTACCATTTCTTCAGGAAGTTCACGATGACATACAGGACACACACCACCTTCGAATGTTCTACTTGTGATTTCTTCATATTCCTTTAGACATTCGTTGATTTTACCATTTAACCCTGTAAGTTCGTATTCATTGTTTCTTCTTGATTCTTGGATGTTTGCAAGTTCTATTGACATCTTTTGAAGCTCTGCACGCATTGTGTCTTGCTTCATGTATGTTTCGTTGATCTTCTTTTGTTTTTCGACTTGTAAATCGTTGATTTCCTTTTGAATTTCTGTAACAAGTGTTGATGATGAACTGCTTGCCTTTTCAGCTGATACTTGGTTGATCTTGTCATCAATTTCTTCTAAAGCTGCTTTTAGGTCACTTTCACTATCTTCCACTTTTTCGATTTGTGTGAATACCTCATTGATTCTTACAGGGATCGTCTTGAGGTCTTCATTTAATTTGCTGCATCTGTCTTTGAAGATTTTTCTTGAATTTTCGAAACCTACACTATCAATTTGGTTTTTGAATTCTTCGATTACTTTTTCATCTCCAAGCGCAAGAGTCTTCGCTTGAAGTTCAAATTCTACGCTATGTGCGATTGCTCCATCACTAACATCACTGATAAGTCCGAATAAGATTTGTCTCTTTTCTTTCTTGTCAAGTTTATTAAATGCTCCAAGACTTGAAAGTGATTTGAATGTCTTTTCGTTTAGATCTCCACAAAGTGAAGCAATTTTCTTTTTCCATTCACTTTCTTTTGCAGGTACTTCATTGATGTAGTAGCTTGTTTCGTTGCCATCAAGTTCCATTGTGGCACTTCCACGCTTCTTTGTCCATTTTTCTCTTGAAATTCTTTGTAGTTTCAAAAGCCCATCATCTGTCATTAGCTCTGCATATACTTCGATATCAGTGTTGTGGATTACTTCTTTTGTCGCTTGATCCACTGTTCTAATGTTGAAATCTGCACTGTCCTTTGAGTCCTTACCAAATAGCAACCATGTGTATGCATCATAAATTGTAGATTTGCCTACTCCATTGTCACCTCTGATAATCCAGTTCTTTCCATTAAATTCCCATTTGAATTCTTTTACTTTCTTGAAGTTTTTAATTTCAAGTTTTTGCAATTTGATTTTCATTTTCTCTCTCCTTTCAAATGCAACTACATTGTATCATATTGACTTTATTTTGTCA